CCGAGAACTGCACGCAGTCGAAGCCGTTGGAGACGTCCAGGTCGGAGGCCTGGATCTCGATGGCGAACAGGCCCTGGGCCTCCGCGGACACCGTGTCGGTGTAGGTGTTGCCGGCGGCCTGGGTGTTGGTCGTGAAGGACCCGATGCCGGTCTGCACGCCCACCTTGGAGTCTACCCGGGTGAAGTTCAGCGCCTTGGCTCCGGAGCCGCTGACGTCGGTCGCCTGCTTCATGGTCAGGACGGGATCGTCGCCCGCGACCCCGGCCGCCTTGATGAACAGGACGGTGAGGCGATCGAAGTTCTTCATGGAAACCCAGTCGCCGTTGTTGGCGCCGGACTGGGTGTCCACGGGCGGGAAGGCGACCACGACCTGGGCCGCCTCCACGAAGAGGTTGTTGAGGTACATCTGTCTGCTCTGATCCGCGCGGGCCGGGTCCAGACCCGGCCGGCGCTGCTAGAGGTGAAGGGAAGCGGCGACGCTTAGCGGGAGGCCAGCGTCACGAAGGGCGACTGGGTGTTGTTGCCGTCGCGCTGGGCCAACGCCTGTGACCACCAGGGCTGGCCGGCCACGCGCAGCGTGAACTTGAAGGCCAGGAGGTCCTGGTCGAACCAGAGGTGCATGCTGGTGTCGACCTTCAGGCCATTGGCGTCGCGGCCGCCGCCGGTTTTGGTGGCGGTGAGATACTGAGACAGGTCCACCAGCATGATGTCGCCGAGGTCGCCGACCGTCTCGCAGACCTGATGCGGGATCACCGGGCGGCCGAGCAGGACGCCGAACGGATTGTCGCGCAGGCCGCCGGGCGGCAGGTACACCGGCTGGTTGCCGATGGTCATCAGCGGGAGCTGGACCTCAGCGTCCGGGTGGATCAGCCACACCGCGTCGCGGCGCGACTGCACCGGCAGCCGGGCAAGCATCTTCACCACGTTGGTGGCGTTGATCGTGTCGGCCGTCTGCGCGCCTTCCGCCGCGACGGTGACCAGGCTGGGCGCGTTCATGAAGCCCAGAGGCATGCCCGCGCCGTTGCCCCAGGCGATCGCGTAGGACAGCTTGAAGTCGATCTTCTCCGGGGCCTTGCGGCGCAGGTAGGCGTCCATGGCAGGAACGTCCTCCAGCAGCTCCTCGGTGATCGGCACGACGGCGGCGAGCTTCTCCAGCTTCACCGTCACCTCTTCCAGCTTCGGCTTGGACTGGCTGATGGCGCCGGCTTCTCCGGTCCAGTAGGCCTGGATGCCGCCGGTGCTGTCCCACGGCGTGGTCATGTCGATCGGCAGCGTCAGCGTGTTTCCAGAGGAGAACATCCGGTCGGTACGGGTGACCAGGCTGTCCTCGCCGTACACGCGGCTCATGATCTCGGCGCGGAAATCGGGAGGGACGGCGAAGCCGCCGTCCGCGCCGGAGCCTTCCGATCCGTAGGTCGAGGCGGCGGCGTTGCGCAGGCGCGCGTCAAGTTCGCCGCCCTGGCGCAGGGTGGCCATGCGGACCGAGTTGGCGAAGTCGCCGAAGTTGCGGAAACCGGACGTTCCGCGCGCGGTGACGTTCGTCGGGCGCGGCTCGGCGCGGCGGGCCGTCGCGGCGGGCGCCGCGCGATTGACGAGCTGCGGCTCGTCGACCTCCGAGACCGGATCGGGGTCCGTCTGGCGGCCACGCGGGGCGGACAGCGACGCCGACTGGTTCAGGACGCGCTGACGGACGCCGATCTGGTTCTCCAGAGCGTCGAACTCGTCGGCCAGCGCGGTGACTTCCCGCTGCTCGGCCTCCGTGAGGTCGCGGCTCTCGGCCTCGGCGCGCGCGAGGATCGCCTGGGAGGCTTCGGTGACCTCCGTCTGGCGAGCGCGGTGCGCCTCGATGGTGGCGTCGTTGAAGATCGGCAGTTGCGCGATGGCCGTGCGGGCGAGCAGGGCCACGACGCTCGCCGGGACGAGGGTCTTGTTCATAGCTACCTCTTGGGGTTGGGCCGCCGAGGTCGGCGGCGTCAGGCGGCCCTGCGGCCGACTCTAGGGTCACGCGGCCGAGGCCGCGGGAAGATCAGGCTCGAGCGGCGAGCTGGGCGCGCTGCAACGCCACACGGCGGGCGAGCGGCGTATCGGACAGCATCCGGGCCGGGGCTTCGACGCGCGGCGGCGCGCCGTCGAGGGTCTCGGCGGCGTAGGCCAGCATCTCGGCCACCGGCCGGTTCTTGGGGCGGTCCTTGGCGTTAAAGACGGCGCGCGGGTCCGCGCTGGCGGCGACGCGCAGGTTCTCGACCACCTGGTCGGCGAAGCCGCGCTCGACGGCCTCGGCGGCCGTCATCCAGGTGGTCGCCTCCATCCAGGCGACGATCTGCTCGTGGCCCTTGCCGCTGCGCGCGGCGTAGACGTCGGCGATGGTGGACGAGATCGTGTCCAGCAGGTCGGCCATCTGCCGCATCTCCTTGGCCTCGCCGAAGACCCCGCCCGAGGCGTTGTGGATCATCAGGAAGCCGGCCTCGGTGATGCGGATCTCGTCGCCGGCCATGGCGATGGTGGCGGCGCTGGAGGCGGCGACGCCGTCGACGTGCACCACCACCTTGGCCGGGTGGCTGACCAGGGTGCGGTAGATGGCGACGCCGTCGAAGACCTCGCCGCCGTAGCTGTTGATGTGGACGTTGATGGTCTGGACCGCGCCCAGCGCCTTCAGGTCGTCGGCGAACTGCTTGGCCGAGACGCCGCCGAACCAGCCGGAGCCGATGTCCTCGTAGATGTAGACCGTGGCCTCTTCGGCCTGGGCCTTCATGGAATAGCCAGCGCCCATGGGCGGCTCCTTTCGCTAAACGAAGAGCGACGTCGAAGCTTCATGAGCTTTGACGTAGACGCGGCTCAGCCGGACGATGCTCTGCAGACCATAGGTCTCCTTGGTCAGGTCGATGCAGACCGTCTTCAGCGGCCCGCGACCGATGCATTCGTCAGGCAACGCATCACCTTCGACGACCAAGCGCACCAGGCAGCCAGGACCGCGACCGCCATCCAACGAGCCGACGATGCGGAGACCGCCATCCTGAAGAGGCGAGAGATCGAAACGAATATCCGGCCAAAACTCCAGGATCGCGCGCTTGGTCATTGTCAGGTCCTCAGTCGTCGTTCGCGTTGGGTTCACCGGGCTCGGCCGCCGGCAGGGCCGGAATGGGAGTGTCCGCCTGTCCGGCTGGCGTCGCCGCCGTCTCGCCGAGCGCGATGGCGCGCTCGAGGGTCATCATGTTCGCCGGCACGAAGCGGGCATCGCCGTCCGGGCCGATGGGGTTCATGTCCTCGGCCTCGCGGACCTCGTTGATCGACATCACGCCGATCCCGGTCATGTCCTTGTAGAACTGCGCCCGGCTGGCGTTGTCGCCGCGCAGCAGGGCGCGGAGGTTCATCTTGGTGTAGAAGCCGCCCCGGTTCTGCGGGCCGAAGCACTTGTAGTCGGCCTCCTCCTCGAAGACCTTCACGTCGGGCATGACGCAGTCGACCACCACCTCGATCGACTGGTGCTCGATGTTGGAGAAGGTCGCTCGCAGCAGGTGCATGACCTTGTGCGGCGGGGTGTTGAACCAGCGGCAGATCTCCTCGACCTGGTGCTGGCGCGTCTCGATGAATTGAGCCTCGTCCATCGGCATGGCCAGGCGCGAGAACTTCGTGCCGGCGTCGAGGATCACCGTCCGCTCCCCCCGCGGCCCGGCATACAGCCTCCTCAACTCCTCCCGCAGCACGGCCAATGCCGAGGGACTGAGGCCCTTCGCAACTTCGACGACGCCGGACGGGTTCATGCCCTCGCCGAAGAAGGTCGCGCCGAAGATCTCCGTCGCCCGCGCCCAGCCGATGCTTTCGGCGGCGTAGTCGATGACGCTCTTGCCCAGCACGCCGTCGCCCAGGCCGCGCACGTGGAACACGTCCATGGCGTCCAGCTCGACGTAGCCGCCGCCGTCTGCGTTCCACACCCGGTAGGCGAGTTCGCCAGTGTCCCGGCGGAAGGGCTTCACGCGGTTGGGGTGCAGCGGCCACAGCGCGTAGGCCGCGCCGCGGTTGTCGCGCTCGATCTCGGCGTAGGCGTTGCCGTAGAGCAGCTTCCACGCCATCAGCGTCTGGCGGAACGCGAACGCCCCCATCTCCGGGTTCGGGCGCTTCCAAAGCAGCCAGTCCACCGGGTTCGTCGGGGCGGGGACGCAGCCGCGTTTCGGGTCCTCGCGCATCACCCGCCAGGGGAGCTGCGCCAGGGCGGCGGAACGGTACTGGACGCAGGCCCAGACGGTGGCGTTCTTCAGCGCGGTCTCGGCGTCGATCCAGACGCCGGAGGGCGTGCGCCCACCGCGGATCACGCGGTCGACGACGACGCGCCCGGCCTGGGTGGCGCGGTTCCAGAAGCCGCGCACGCCGTGCGCGGCCGATGCGAGAAGGCCGGTCTTTGGCATCAGGCGGCCTCCGCGCGTTCCCGCGCCATCTGCTCGTAGACGCTCTCGCCGACCTCGTCGGTGTCACGAAGGGCGATGCCGATCGCCATGCAGCCGGCGGCGACGCCGTCGATCCGCTGGGAGGCCGCGGCCTTGGACGGCTTGATGTTGCCGGCCGGGTCGGTGTCGATCGCGCAGACCTTGGCGTGCTGGCGCAGGATCGGGTGGTCGCCGTGGTCGAAGGCGTTGTCGAGGACCAGGCGCTCCAGCTCCTTGGCCGGGGGCGACATGGAGGCGAAGCCCTGGCCAAACAGCGCCGCCTGGAGGCCCTCCTCCCGCAGCTTCACCGTCGTCTCGATGGCGTTCCAGCGGTCGATGGCGATGGAGCCCGATCCCTCCGGGCAGTCGCCGGCGCCGGCGTAGGCGATGTCGAACCGCTCGCCGTCCTCGTAGATCGTCTGCCGGATGAAGGCGTAGTCGACGACGTTGCCCGGGGTGGCGAGCAGCGCGCCCTCCTCCACCCAGCGCTCGTAGTTCAGCTTGTCGCGCTTGCCGTGCGCCCTCAGCAGTGATCGCGGCTTGAAGAACCGGGGGAGCATCACCGGGCGATCCAGGCCGTCCTGGATGGGGAACCACCAGACCAGCGCCGACAGGTCGTTGATAGCCGAGAGGTCGAGGCCGCCGAAGCAGCGCTTGCCGGCCAGCTTTTCCGCCAACCGCAGCCAGTGCGTGTCGCCGACGCAATGGTCCCAGCCGTAACGGCGTCCGTCGTCGTCAACGGCGTCCATCGGCAGCCAGCGGACAGCCTGCTCCGTCCACATGTTCAGCCGGTAGCGCTTGAAATCGTTCTCCAGCCTGGGGAGCTGTCGCGCCCGCTTGAGGTCGGCGTTGAAGGTGTCGATCTTGACCGAGACGCCGAAGTTCGGGTTGACGCGGCGATGGACCTCCGGGTCGGTCCAGTCGTCGTTGTCGTTCGCGGCGTAGGCGATGACCAGGGTGTCCGGAGCCTCGATATCGCCCGCCAGGATCGCCTGGCACTCGTCCCACACCTCTTCGCCGTGCGTGCCCTTCACACCCGCCGTCGAGATCAGGATTTCCAACGGCTGGCGGCGAGCGGCCGCGCTGTCATGGACGAAGGTGTAGAGGTCGCCGGTCTTCCACTCGTGGATCTCGTCGCCGACCAGGCCCGACATGTTCAGGCCGTGCTTGCCCTGCGGCTTGCCGGACAGCGGCCGGATCGAGGCGTTGAGCTGCGGGCAGTAGATCGAGGTCTTCAGAGGCTCCAGGAGCTCGGCGAGCTTGGGCGAATAGGCCACCATCACGGAGGCCTTGTTGAAGACGATCGAGGCCTGGTCCTTTTCGGCGGCGATCGAGAAGACCTGGCCGCCGGGCTCGCCGTCGCCCAGCAGCATCAGCAGCATCAGGCCCGCGGCGAACTCCGTCTTGCCGTTCTTGCGCGGTATCCAGATGAAGCAGCGGCGATAGCGGCGTGTGCCGTCCGCGCGCTTCCATCCGAACAGCGGCCGGACGACGTCGTGCTCCTGCCAGTGCTGCAGGACGAAGGGCCGGCCGGCCCATTCGCCTTCGGTGAGGCACAGGTACTTGGCGAAGAAGTCGCAGGCCGCCTGGGCGGC